TATTACCCCGGCAATGTTAACGCTTCGGACATTCAGGCTTATGTGCAGGATGACCCGGACGTGCTGTACAAAGTCGCTGTCGTTACCGCGTACAATTCTACCACCATCAGCTACGTGAACCGTACTAATGTGGGTAATAACGCGGTTCTGGCCCAGAACACTGGTAGCACTATTACTGGCAATTCCGCCGTTGCCGTCACTTCTGCCACTGATACGACCAGCACTTGGCCGGTTCGCATCATTGACGTTGTGCCGGAGACGGCTATTGCTGGTTATCCCGGTTCCTATACGGAAGTTATCGTGAAGTGGAATCAGGGCATGCACCAGTACCTCAACCCCACTGGCGTGTAAGGAGATTTGAACAATGGCTATTTCACGCGCACAACTCCTTAAGGAGCTTCTGCCCGGTCTGAACGCCCTGTTCGGTCTGGAATATGCTCGCTATGGCGAAGAGCATAAGGAAATGTTTGATACTGAGACTTCTGAACGTTCGTTCGAAGAAGAAACCAAGCTGTCGGGCTTCTCGGCTGCTCCGGTTAAGAACGAAGGTTCGGCCATTGCGTATGACAATGCGCAGGAAGTCTTCACTGCCCGCTATAACCACGAGACCATTGCTTTGGGTTTCTCGCTGACTGAAGAAGCGATTGAGGACAACCTCTACGATTCTCTGTCTTCGCGTTATACCAAGGCGCTGGCCCGTGCCATGGCGTATACCAAGCAGACCAAGGCGGCTGCGGTTATTAACAACGGCTTTAGCTCGAACTACCTCGGTGGTGACGGCCAGCCTCTGTTTAGCCAGAGCCACCCGCTGGTCTCCGGTGGTGTCAACTCCAACACGTCTTCTACCAATGCCGACCTGAACGAAACTGCGCTTGAAAACGCGGTTATTCAGATCGCCGGTTGGACGGACGAACGCGGCCTGCTCATCGCGGCTAAGCCCAAGAAGTTGATTGTTCCGCCGAACCTGATGTTTGTTGCCACCCGCCTGCTTGAGACGGAACTCCGTGTCAACACCGCCGACAACGACATCAACGCGATCAAGTCGAATGGTTCGATCCCGGAGGGTTACACTGTTAACCACTTCTTGACCGATACCCTCGGCTGGTACCTGACGACGGATGTTCCAAATGGTCTGAAGCACTTTGTCCGTACCCCGCTGGCTAACAGCATGGACGGCGACTTTGACACCGGTAACGTTCGTTATAAGGCCCGTGAACGTTACAGCTTCGGTTGGAGTGATCCTCTGGGCATCTACGGCTCGCAGGGCTAAGAACTCGGGGGGAAGGGGCTAAAACCCCTTCCCCTTAAGTTTGTTTTGTTATACGTTGCCCCTAACTAGGGTTCCTTACCCATACCGACTGACCTAGCAGACGTAGTAGAGACGGTACGGGGATGTGCTACTACACGGAGATATTCTAATGGCTCTTACTACCTTTTCCGGTCCCGTTCAGGCGAACAACGGTTTCCAGACCTCTACCCTTGTGGCTCTGGATGGAACCGCTGCCATCACTATTGCGAACACCACGGGCGCTGTGACTTTCTCTAGCGGCCAGAACACCACTGGCACGACTACCGGTTTTACGCAGGCGACGGGTTCCAACGTGCTGAGCGGCAGCACCTTTACGGGTAACAGCGGTACCACCGCCTATACCATTGGCGATATCGTCCATGCGCTGAAGGCCACCGGTATCCTCGCTCTCTAAAGGATAACCTACGATGGCCATGCAAACAGATGTAAAAGCGTCGCAACCCCTTACTTCTACTGGTTCTTTTTTGGATCAGGCAGGTAATGCGATTCCTCGTACTCGCATCAAATCCATTTACACAATCCCCGGTGCTTCCGCAGGTAGTGTTGTAATTACCGACGGATCAGGCGGCCCCACGTTGGTTACTGTTAACACTCCCACGGCTACCAACGCCGGTGCGGTGTATATCTTGGTTCCGTCGGAAGGGCTTCTTGCGCAAACTGGGCTTTATGGCACGGTGACCAATGCTGCCTCCGTCACAGTCTTCTACGCCTAACCAGAAAAGTTACGACCTAGCTGGGCGTAGTTTGTTTGTTGCGCTTCCGGCCTATGACTTTAAGGTTTCCTTGAAGTTGGCTGTGTCTTTGGCGCGGCTGGCCCAGATGGCACCAACTCATGGCATTGACCTGCAAATCGGTAGTGTTTGCGGGTGTTCTGTCGTTTCTCGTGCTCGCAACTTGCTGGCGCAGGATATGCTGGAATCCAAGTGCACGGACCTGATCTTTATCGACAGCGATATTAACTTCGAACCGGACGATGTGCTCAGGCTTATGGCTTGGGCTTCGGACCCTAAGAAGGGTATCGTTGCGGGGGTTCCTCGCACTCGCAGCGAAGAAAAAGTTTACATTGCGGCTCTGGACCACGACGAGAACAATGACCTTACCATGAACGGCATGGGACTAGTCCGTGCAAAGCGCGTGGCTACTGCCTTCATGCTGGTGCGTCGTGAGGTCTTCGAGAAGATGGCTGCTACGCATCCTGACTGGCGGTACCGCGATGTGCGCAGTGACCGCTGGCTAACTGCGATGTTTGATTTTAAGCTTACCGAAGAAGGCTATATGGGGGAGGACTTCCTCTTCTGTGACCGTGCGCGTGAGCTTGGCTTCGAAGTCTGGATCGACCCCGCTATCAAGCTCGGCCATATGGGCGTACAGGAGTACGTCGGTGAGTTCGGCAAGGATTCCCTGTACCCGATGCTGGTCCCTGTCCCAAAGGTGGCGAATGCCTAAAACTCCCGCATGGACGCGCAAGGAAGGAAAGAACCCCAAGGGCGGTCTGAACGCCAAGGGGCGTGCGTCCTATAACCGCGCCAACCCCGGCAAACCCGGTCTGAAGCGTCCGCAGCCTGAAGGTGGTTCTCGCAGGGACTCGTTCTGCGCCCGGATGAAAGGGATGAAAAAGAAACTCACTAGCAAGAAGACTGCTAATGACCCGAATAGTCGTATCAATAAAAGCTTGAGGGCGTGGAGCTGTTAACATGGAGATGATGGTATGGAACGTCGTGCTAAGCGCCATAGTGGCCCTAATGGCCTTCATGTTTAGGAGCAAGTTTGACGAACTTGATCGTCTAGGTATTCTTATGAACAAAACCCGGGAAGAAATTGCGCGCAACCACATTACTCGGGATGAATATAGTAGAGACCTTGATAGGCTGGGAGAACGTTTTGATGCCGGTATTCTACGGCTTGAGGCCAAACTCGACGCATTAGCTAAGGATAGGTAATGCCTGCTAGGTCTGAAAAACAACGGCAATTCATGTTGGCGGTGGCACACAGCCCAGCTTTCGCCAAAAAAGTGGGTGTTCCACAATCGGTTGGGCGTGAATTTACAAAAGGAAAAAGTACCATGAAGAAGCATCACGATGACGGCGGTATGCGCCGTGGTGGACATAAGAAGCATCATGACGACGGTGGCATGCGTCGTGGTGGACATAAGAAGCACCATGATGATGGTGGCATGAAGCGTGGCGGCCATAAGATGCACCACGATGATGGTGGCATGGCCCGTGGTGGCGCTGCTCCTCGTCTGGCGGCCCTCGCTGCTCTGGCTCGTGCGGCCCGCGCGCGTTCTATGGGTGCCCCGATGGGTGCCCCGATGGGTGCCCCGATGGCGGCTCCTATGCCCCCTACGCCCCCTGCTGCTCCCGGCATGAAGCGCGGTGGTCGCATGAAGCACCATGACGACGGCGGTATGCGCCGTGGCGGTCACAAGAAACACCATGATGATGGCGGCATGAAGCGCGGTGGTCACAAGAAGCACCACGATGATGGTGGCATGAAGCGTGGCGGTCACAAGAAACACCATGATGATGGCGGCATGAAGCGCGGTGGTCACATGAAGCACCACGATGATGGTGGCATGAAGCGCGGTGGTCACAAGAAGCACCACGATGATGGTGGCATGAAGCGTGGCGGCCATAAGATGCACCACGCTGGTACGGTTGCTTCGGGTGGTTATCGTAAAGCTGCGGATGGCCCTATCGTTAAGAAGGGTAAGACCCGTGGTGTCACCCTCCGCAGAGGCGGTAAGTGCTAATATGCGGGCGTCTCGGGGAATGGGGGACGTTCGTCCCTCCAAAATGCCTAAGGCCAAGACCGTTACTCGTAAGGACAACCCTAACGACGTGACGGTCTACGCCAAGGGCGGCAAGACAAAGAAGTGGATCGCTGGGGCTATTAAACACCCCGGCGCTCTGCGCTCTGCTTTGCATGTTCCCAAGGGTCAAAAAATCCCGGCGTCTAAGTTGGCTAAGGCCGCTAAGGCACCGGGGAAGATGGGTCAGCGTGCTCGCTTGGCTCAAACGTTTAAGAAGATGCATAAAGGATAAAGTTATGGGCGTGGGACCTTCACTTACGCAGGGTAATAGTGCTCTCGGCACCAGCTCCAGCGCTCCTGCGCCCACAACTAACACCCCTATGCAGGGTAATAGTGCTCTCGGCACCAGCTCCAGCGCTCCTGCGCCCACAACTAACACCCCTATGCAGGGGCAATACGGTTTTTTCTCGGGACTACCGGCGTATGCGCAGGGGTTTAACCCTTATACGCAGCCCTTTATGAGCCAGTTTGCCCCCCAGCAGCAAGGACCACAGGGCGGTTATGGCGGTCCCCCACCTTGGATGCAGGGGCAACAGGGTGGTTATGGCGGTTATGGCGGTCCCCCACCTTGGATGCAGGGGCAACAGGGTGGTTATGGCGGTTATGGCGGTCCCCCACCTTGGATGCAGGGGCAACAGGGTGGTTATGGCGGTTGGGGCCACCACGACTGGGACCAGAACCAGAACCAGAACCAGCAGCAACAGTCTACGCAAACGCAGTCGCTACAGCAGGCTAATGCCCCCGCAAATCCTAACGCTACGACGTTCACCCCATGACAGCTTCTGGTACCACAACTTTTGATCTAGACCTCAACACTATCGTGGAAGAGGCGTTTGAGCGTTGCGGTTCGGAACTGCGGACGGGTTATGACTTGCGCACTGCGCGGCGTAGTTTGAACCTGTTGACTATTGAGTGGGCAAATCGGGGTATAAATCTCTGGACCATTGAGCAGGGTTCGATCCCTATGGTTCAGGGCCAGATTACTTACACTCTCCCTGCTGATACTATCGACCTCATCGAGCAAGTTATTCGTACTCAGCCGGGTATTATTCCGCAGACTGATATCAATATCAGCCGTATTAGTGTGGATACCTACGCCACAATCCCCAACAAGCTGGCCCAAGGCAGGCCCATTCAGGTCTGGATCAATCGTCAGTCCGGTGCAACGTACCCCGGTCCCGATCCGGCAGCGGGTGTCGACTACCCAAATATTAACGTCTGGCCATGCCCAGATCAGAGCAATTACTACACGTTTGTGTACTGGCGTATGCGTCGTATCCAAGATGCTGGCAATGGCACAAACACGCAGGACATCCCGTTCCGTATGCTGCCCGTCCTTGTGGCGGGCTTGGCGTACTACCTCGCCATGAAAATTCCAGATGCCCTGCCTCGGCTTGGGATGCTGAAGGCTGTTTACGAAGAACAGTGGCAAATGGCTTCGGATGAAGACCGGGAAAAAGCCCCCCTGCGGTTGGCCCCACGTCAGCTATTTTTCTAGAGGTGAACCGTGCCTAATAGGTTTGCTTCAGGTAAATGGGCTATCGCAGAGTGCGATAGGTGTGGCTTTCAATACAAACTGAAAGAGCTGCGGCAGCTCGTTATCAAGACCAAGAATGTAAACCAGATTGTCTGTCCGACGTGCTGGGAGCCCGATCAACCCCAGCTCCAGTTGGGTATGTACCCCGTCGACGACCCCCAAGCCCTTCGTAACCCCCGGCGCGATACAACTTACCTTCAAGCGGGTTTAACAGGGCTTCAGGTTCTTACGGTGAGCCCGCCAGACCCGTCTGCGGAGCTATCTTTTGGTACACCGTCTGGCGGTAGTCGTGTTATACAGTGGGGGTGGGCCCCGGTTGGGCTTAACAACCCTTTGCAGTTATCTGGCCTTACGAATAACTTGTTAGGCCAAGGACAAATAGGCACAGTAACTATTACAACATCTTAGGAGTACATCATGGCTAAGGAATCTTCAAAGAGCGATATCAAGCAGGATAAGGCCATGATTAAGGCCATGATCCATAAGCATGAACGGCACGACCATCCCGGCAAGCCGCTGACAAAGTTTGCTAAGGGTGGTAAAAC